AATTGCCGTAGCATGAAGTGGAATACCGACCCTCGTATTGCTCCCTGTGGTTACGGCCAGGTCGTAGTACTCGCAATACTCAGCGCCATGCTCTTCAATAATAAACTTGAATACGTCATTTGTGTTCCAGTCATAGATTATCTTTGCGAACTTTAAGGGGATTCCCTTTTTTAACTTGTATGGGATATTGATGTAGTTCTCGTGCAGTTTTTGAACCACAGAGCGATAACGAACCATTGATTCACTGGCTCTTACACCAGTTAGGAAAGCCACGTTCCCCTTTTTCCCTTGCATCGTATAATAGTCGGTCTGTTCAGGAAGAGAAACTTCGTGAGTTAAACCAAAATGCTTACCACTAATGGCCCATGGAGGCATGGGTCTAACCCATCTATCTTGTTCAAATCTCTGCTGGCTCCACAAAATAGTAGTAAGCCTGTGACCCAAAAACCATATCTCCGCAGGATAAGGGAGGCAGTACCACTCCATGTCAACCCAGTCGTAGTTGCGAACCTTTTCCACGTACTTTACGACAGTGGGACTGACCATCTCTTCGTCTCGAAAGATTACCTTTACCGGACCAAGGCCTCGCTCTTCATGTATTTCTTTTGCTAGATACAGAATCGCAGTGGAGTCTTTCCCTCCAGAGAACTGTACGCAGACAGTGTCGAAAGTGTCGTAGACGTGCCGTATTCTCTGTCTTGCAGCGTCAACGCAGGACATATCAAGAAATAGGCGCTGACGAGTCATTTAGTATCTTGCGATTTGAGTGAGGCGTGATACCTCGGCACGAAGCTCGTTGTTCTCGCGCATCATGTTTTCGGCTACGCCTTTCCAGTACGTGGCCTCAGAGATGCGAGTATCGAGCGCCTCCAAAACTTCAGCGCACTCAGCCGGCGATACTTTTCCTTTGCCGAGAAGGTATCTGCATTTTTGTTCTATGGTCTGTTCCATTGGTAATCCTATATTTCTATGTGTTGGTCTATGAAGTCGATTAGTTTTTCAGCCATTGTTACGCCAGCAATAGCTGGGTCAGCCTTGAGCCATTTCATGAATTCATACCATCGTGCTTGTTGGTCTGTATTGTCAAACACGATTGTGTACTGAACAACAGCTCTTGGTGCGGACCCAGGGGCTATTGTTGTTGAGCCCCTAATGACAGCATCGTTTTGATTCATGCCTGGCATTATGTCGATTCTTTGTTTCCCGTCTCCTGTTTGGGTTACCGAAACAACATTTCTGTCCATTTCTGGTGCGTCCTTAACTGGAACATCTTCATCAGAATCTTCATAGTCGGAAAACTTGTCAAGTCGAGAACTGAATCCGTTCCCGTAGTCGGAATTAATTACAGGGGCCATAAATCCTGCTCCGGGCTCAATAACCCGATTGTCTTCTCTGATAAAGCGTTGTTCGATTTCGGCTGTTGAGAATTCATCCCAACCCAGTCCGGTTAAAAGTTCTGGATAGAAGTCGACCATTTCTAAAACAAACTCTTCAAGAAGTTCTGGCTCGGTGTATCCGAGTTCCATTGTTCGGTTGTCAGCGATAGCAAAAGCCATAGCCCTAGTGTCATCAACGTCATACTGGACAGCGGCTATTTTGTCCCACCCAAGCAGTTTTGCTGCTTCTAGCTGATGGTTACCAGCTATTACGGTTGCTGTACCGTCCTTGTTGGGTCTTATCACTATTGGCTTAATTTGACCGAACTCGGCGTACGAAGCCATAATCGCATTAACGTCTCCTCTGCGTGGATTGTTATGAAGGGACTCAAGAAGATTTATATCAAAAGCTAGAGAAGTTAAGGATTCGTGTATTCCATTAGCCATGCTTATACCTGAGACCTTACGTTAGCGTTAAGCGTTCTTATTGCATCCATTGATGCACGAACGGAGAACAGTTTTTCTCTTTTAGATTTAACCAGAGCCTCGGCACACTTGTATTCAAAATGCTCTTGGTCTAATTTGTAATCAGCCCATGCTTCGCGCTCTTTGATTGAACCCTTAGCTGACAGGTATTCTCGTGCCCAGTTAGCTTTGTAAAAAGCTTCCTTTTTGGCCATGTCCATGGACAGAGATTCAAACTGTTCTGTTTCCTCTTCCAAAGAGTCCATTAAACGAATCAATTCTTGTTCAATGTCAACTTGGCTTATTGGGGAATTTCTCATATTTTTATTCACACCTATTCTTCTAGTGGAGACCAGTCTACTTTGTCAAGTGCAGAAAGTTGCTCTTTTGTCCAGTCCCATTGTGAATCTATTCCTAGGCGAACCATACCCATTCGTTCAAGAACCCACGCATCACATTCGTCATTGCCGGAGGCTCCACTGAAGATGATTCCAGTCTTTGCTGAGATGGCAGAAATGACTTCTCCCTTTGATGCATTTCCTCTTCCAGTTGCAAACTTTGCACGACAGGTGGGCGGGATTTCAACAATAGGAATATTGCATTCAAACAGCGTCATCCGGATGCAACCACCGAGTTCGCCAATACTGAATGCTTGTCCACTTCGGGAAGCAAACGAGTAACCCTCAATCAGAACGCAAGCAATTTCGTTTTCCAAGCACTGATGCAATACTTCCTTCGTAACATCAGACAAACGCTCCGCACCTCGTGTCTTGGGACGGATAACACTAGTCGTTCCGTTCATAGATATGCCCGTGGATGTCAGGGAGAGGTCGAGACCCATGAGGCGCATAATAAATCTGACTATAGCAAAGAAATACAAAGGCAGGCAGTCGCGTTATTGCCGCGCCAGCCTGCCCATGTACCTATAATGTCCCCAGGTAGCGATTCTAAGGAGTGATTAAATAATACATTCATTCCCATGAATGTTTTGCTAGTCCTAAGGAAAAAGCTAAAGAAGGCTCTTCACCAATCCTGGTATGACACGCTCTGCAGACTGTTACCAAGTTTTCTTCGTCAAGTATTGACCCGCCTTGAGACCTTCTTATTAGCTCATGCACATCAACGCTGTTTTTGTGAATAAATGTTGTCAAGCCGTCATGTTTGGCAAAAACTGGACACGCAAAGCAAAGAGGAAACTCGGCAAGCATAGAAGAAACTATTTTGCGTCTCTCAACATAAACCTGTTCCGTTTTTTTGCTTCTTTTTGGGATTGGTTTAGTCCCTCGGTTTAGTGAGGTTCGTTTTAACGGTGTTCGCTTTAGTGGTTTCCTTGGCTTCATCTAAGCTAAAGAATACAGCACTAGAGGTTGTCGTTGTTTATAGAATCAAAAGTCCACTTACTGTCAAGGCATTCCCACAAAGAACGGTCAATTGCCGTATCTTCCAGGTCAAAGTCTCTCATTAGTGTTCTGTGAGCAATGATTGCTCTTCTATAGAAATCAACTTCCTTCCACCCGTCTTCTAGGGTGGATTCGCCAGTCTCAATCATTACGCAGACTTCGTCAAGCCGACGGTCAACGTGGTACTTAAACCTGTTTATTCGTGTTGCTTTTTCATTGTAATAGCGCTGTGTTTCGTCGTTAAGTTTTTTAAACTTGAAGTCCAGCGACGAGTATCGTTTCTGGTCAGATTCACTATCTGCCTCAATACTCTCTATTTGTCTTTGAAGGTTTTCGGATAGGGCGAGCAAGGCTCTTTTCCATCTATCCCAGTTTTCGACCAGCCTGAGCTCCGCGCGCTCCAAAGGGTTAACTTTGTTTTTTACCTCTTCGGCGACCATGCGAGCAAAAGTGTCATCATTCCATCTTGAGTTCATATATTTTTTGGGTCACTGCCACGCAGGGCATATTTTCTTAAATCCACACCAGTTACATAGAATGGTTTTGTTGGGTTCAAAATATCCATTCTTGCAGCGCTCTTCTATGCCTGCTCTTACTTCTGCAATCACTGAAGCAACTTTCTGCACATCTTCTGCGGTTACTTCTTTTGCGAACCTAACCCCATCTTTTAGGTATAGAAGCTCTATCTCAAACTTCTTGGCCTCTATGCCGAGGCTTTTGAGGAGCTGAGTATAGATAATTAGCTGAAAATACTTATCTTCAATGTAATTCTTTTTTGGTGTTTTGCCTGTTTTGTAATCAGAAACTTTTGCGGTATCACCATCTAGATGTAGACGGTCTATGAATCCATGAAGTTTGATTCCGGATATCTCGCCTTCCACATGCTCTTCAATACCCCATGGCTCAACCTCTTGCGGCTGCTCCAGCATCCAGAGGTTTTCAACACACCACCAAGCAGACCACCTAAAGAGACGCAGTTCTTTTTCCCCACGGATTAACGTGGTAACTTCTGCTTCCCATTTTGCAGCCCATAAATCTCGCGCCAGTTGGCGAGCGGTTTCTTGGGTTCTTTGTTCGGAAGGAAGAGCGTACATTGTTTCTAGGATTTCATGAACAAAGTTGCCAAGCATTGTTGCTTCTGTCGGAGAATCCCTAAGTCCATCAATCTTGCTGTACTTAAACTTCATAGGACATTGCTGGAATGTAGATATTGAAGAAGGGGAAAGCAGTTCTGGGGCCTGCATGAGCCCGTCTTGGTCAGTTGTCATCTGTTTTTGCAACAAGAGTTGCACCAAACGATAAACGCATTGCCTCAACAACGAGGGTGTCAATGTCTTCTTCAGTTACGGTTGCGCGAGTTGGCTTTGCTTTTCCATTTGAATGACTGGTCCAAAAAGCGTTCAATGAGTCTTTTTGCTCTTGCGTCAGTGTTTTTGCAACTGAAACAAAGTTGGTCCATTTTTCATCAATCTCTGATGGTGCTTCTGCCTGTGGCGCTGGCATAGACGATGCGTATTCGGCGTCTAAGGCGTCTGCAGAGCGTGCGAGGTATAGGCCGACACCCAATAGCTGAGCAGCCTTTTTAAGAGCATCAGAGACAGCACCTTTAAAGTCGTTTCCGAGGTCAAGTGGCTTATTGTCTTTCTTCTGACGCTTCACTGAGGAACCACCGAAACCGTGCTTAATGACGGTTAAATCACCTATGGTGGCAGTTAACGATACGTGAGCAACAATCTCATCCGTATCTACATCGTCACGGCGAACGGAAACGATTTCAAACGACCAGTTGTCAACGCCCAAAACTTTGTTAAGACGATTAATGACTTCACTTATCGGAAGATAGATGAGCGAAATTCCACCCTTGATTCTTGTGCGTTCCATTTCTTCCGAGAAAGGCTCTGCTAAAAGACGCGAAATGTTTTCAGAGTTATTGATATTGATAGACGACACGTAGGTCTCCTTGTTTAGTTAATTATGTTTATGTATTTTTAGGTTTGCGAACGATAATGCTTGTTTTAAGTTCGCCAGTCTCACTGAAGTTATCAGCATTTAGACCAATTTTGTTTAGCTCTTTAATTCTCCAGTACGAAGGAGCACAGTAGGAAAGCATTTCCTCTGCTATTTCTTTTGGAGACTTTGTTACTTCTCCGGTATCCATGTCGATAGACATTTTTACAAGACGTTCTGCGACGGCCGAGCCAAGCTCCAAGTGCTTCCAGCCTTTTCTGTCGTAGGCTGATTTTTTCTCAATAGTAGTACCGTCAGAGAGGGACAAGATTTCTACTGAACCCATGATTTCAGACAGAGCGTGTGCAAAGGAATCATAGACGAGCGCCACGTCTTTTTTTAAAAGATTCAACTCTGCGAGTCCTTGGCCGGCATCTTCAGGTGAAGGCTCCCCCGATATAAATAAAGATAATTCTTTGTCAAGGTTGACCAAAGAAGAGCGGAGCTCTTGGATTTTTTCCAAGCTCATTACTAGTACCTCATTTAAGTTTAGATAGGTGATTTACTAGATGAGTATAGAAGCTCGTTTGCGTTGTGGCAACCCCAGGCCGGTTAGATACGTAAATGCTCCAACTGCAGAGTCTATTTGGTCGTCATGGTTTGAGGCTTCCGGGAATGAAGAAAATTCATCCAACCAATCTGTCAACCACGAAGCCCGAACTAGCCTTACGTTTCCATTTGAAGCGGCAGCAGCAAAAGGTCTGGCTCTAGTAACTTTGTCCCCTGTTGGACGCATTGCCCCGAAGTCGTACCCAGGAATCACGTATCTGGCGTACTGGTCAACCAAGGCCTTGCCTGAAGAACCGGGCTCCTGCTCCATTCTGATGGCAACACCAAAACCGTCTTCTTCTGCCGTCTTGGCGATGAGTTGCTCCACCTTTTCACCCCTGACTCTGGCCTTTTTTACGTCAAGAACATAGGCCACGCCGCCGTCAAACATCATGAGAGTTCCTACGGTCCAGTCAGGGTCCGGATATCCAGCATGTGGCTCCGTTGCGGCAAGGTCCCAGAACCGAACCACCCTGGCCGAGTTGGTTATGACGGGTATCTCTTCTGGGTCAATAACAAGAAAGGCCTCGCGCTGAAAGAGGCTACCAAGGGTCGTTGACCACCAGTCTCCTTCTTCTAGGCGTCGTCTTTCAACAGGGTCCAGCTCTGAAAGGGCCTGACGGTACGAAACGGCGTCAATTCCAGGGTTATCCTTAAGCGTAGATGGCACGAATACGCGCCCGGTCTCTTTGCCTTCCACGATAAACCTCTGTCGCACCCAGTTGGGGGCTGGGTTGGATGCAGCCCTCATTCTTAGTGGAACCTGAGATATTGGACCGCTGGCAGGTCGACGAAGACGGGAGAAGAGGTATCTATAGTCAGATTCTCTAATTTCGGTAACTTCGTCCATTCCTATGAACTGGAATTCCGAACCCTTGTATCGCAGGTAGTCGTTTACGTTGTTTAGGTAACCGAAGGAGATACGAGCCCCAGATGGGAAGGTGGCAACGAAAGTATTGTTGTTCCAGTGAACGTCATCATAGTTGCTCATCCACGCCCTGAATCGGTCCATCAAGGCTCCAGGTAAGGAAAGGTCAGCAAACGTTCTACGACAGAGAAGGGCTGAATAGCCAGGAACGTCTACATACTGCAGTGCCGCCATCAGAAGGGCTGAGGACTTTCCTCCTCCGGCCGCACCTCCAAATAATGCCTCTATAGAATTGGTTCTTAAAAATACTTTTTGGTTAATAGAGGGTTCTTCTGGACAGAATGGTGGCAGCTTTGGGCTCAGGTACTCAAGTACTTCATCCCAGTTAGATTTTGTAGCCATGAGATATATATTGACCAATCAATTAAAGCCCTTAGTGCATTTGGGGCAATTTGTGCGCTACTGTATGTTACATGCCCCCAGCGTCATCGAACACAAAGACCAGAAGAGCCAAGCTAATAAAAAGAGTAAAAACAAAAGGCTCTAGCTTTGTAAGAATTATTAAAGCGCCATTTGTATTCGCCGCTAGACAAGTCAATAGACCAAGGTCCGCAAATGTACTGATGTTTTGCTTTATACTGTTTACTAGTATTGGAGCAGGAATGATATTCATGCCTGCCGGTTGGGTGGTTGCCGGTGTCGGCTGTGGAATTTTTGGCTTTCTTTTGGGACTTGAGTAGGTAATAGATGGGCTGGAATGCGCCTCAAAACAAAGGCTTGGGCTCACAATCAAGCAAAAATCTAGGATACGGAGCCCCCATATCCATGAACCCGTCCCTCGCTGGGAAGGCGTATCGTGACTCTTGGGACATAGAGCGCGCTTACCGCGAAGGCATGTCTAAAATCACTTGGGTCAATAGGTGTATTGACGCAATCTCGGGAAACCAAGCGCGCTTGCCGATGATTTTAAGAAAAGACAATTCAAAACATGGCGAAATTATCAAGGGGCGCGAAGCAAATCGTAATCCCCTGCTGGAGATTTTAAATAATAAAGCCAATGTCGGAGAAAACTCTTTTATTTTTAGATACAGGCTTTCTGCTCAGCTCATGCTGGGTACTCGTGGAGCTTTTATAGAAAAGATACGTGGACGTGATGGTGGAATCATTGGGCTCAACCTTCTTCCACCCCAGTCAACAGCACCAATACCGGACCCTAAAACGTTCGTTTCCGGCTACGAAGTGCAAATGCCTTATGGCGAAAAAATAATACTCAAGCCAGAAGATGTTTGCTGGGTTAGACGCCCTCACCCTATCGACCCTTACCTATCGCTTACGCCTCTTGAGGCAGCAGGTGTGGCCATAGAAATCGAAAACCTCGCCAAGATTTACAACAGAAACTACCTTCTTAACGACGGACGTCCGGGTGGACTTTTAGTTGTTAGGGGTGAAATTGATGAAGACGATAAAGAAGAACTGCGTAACAGATTCAGAGGAAACCTAGCAAGGGCTGGACACACTACGGTCATTGCGGCAGACGACGGAGTTGACTTTGTTGACACTTCTGCAAACCCACGTGATGCTGCCTACGTCCAGATGCGACAGATAACTAAAGAAGAAATACTTTCTGCATTTGGTGTTCCTGAGTCTGTTATTGGTAATGCCTCTGGCAGAACCTTCAGTAACGCTTCAGAAGAGATTCGTGTTTTCTGGATGGAGACAATGCTTCCCCATCTGGAGCCAATATCTAGAGCGTTAGACGAACTTGATGAAAAGTACTATCTAGATTTTGACACGACCGAAGTTCCAATCCTCATGCTTTATAAGCAAGAGCGAGACAAGTATTTACTACAGGAATTCCAGTCTGGATTGATTAGCGCGAACGAGTACAGAACTGGCTCGTCACGCAAGGAAGTAGATGCCGACTTGGCTGACTCGCTTCTTCAGAATCCAAACCTTATTCCTATTGCGAACACGAAAAAGAAGATGGAAGAAGGCCAGGCTCAGATTCCTGGGGCTCCTGGGGCTCCTCCGGGAATGCCGGGAATGCCAGAAATGCCAGGGGTACCACCTGGAATGCCTACTCCTGTTCCTCCAATGGCAGAAACCATTCCTTTGGACACAAATACTATGCAAGGTGCAATGGCCGAAGCAGGTATGGCGGGAGGAGAATTGGCTCAAACCACCATTCCTACCGAGGCACTTGGTGGACTTCCACAGCCAATGACTGTTGCGTCTTCTCCTAGCAATCAAATTCAAGTAAAAGAACTGATTGACAAGAGCGAACAGTCAATCGAAAGATGGACCGAAATTCTTGCAAGAAGCGTTGAGCGCGTAGCGGAAAGACAGCAAAGAGTAGTGCTTGAAAAAGCTAGCGGCTTAAAGTCTAAAAAAGCCTTGATGCACGGAACCCTTGATGTTGACTCGGTTTTGTCAATTGAGACATGGAATAAGCAGATAGAGGAAGACATCCGTCCGGTCGTTTCTTCTATTATTAGCGATTCTTTTGAGTCGCGAGTAAATGAAGCATCTGAAAAGGGAGTAAAAGTAAAAGCTCTCCCAGTTAAGGACCTTCGCGCGATGGTTGATGCTCACGTTTCAAGAATTAAAAGAATAAATGAAGCGAATTTTTCAGAAATTAATTCACTTATGATTAAATCTTTTGAATACGCAGACGAAGAAAGACGATATTCGTTCTTTAGAGATGGGTTGGTGGAAATGTACACCGACTTCTTCGCTTATGGTCAATATCAGCTGGCCGAAAACGAGGCTCGTTCCGCTTGGAACTTTGGTCAAACTGTTTAGTTTCACTAAACGATTGTTTGATTTTTATATAATTTCACTAAAAGTGGATATATAAGCATAGTTGCACCGAACAGACTTCCTAATGTCTTATTATTTTCAGTAGACACAAGACGAAGGGTCTCCTGAATGTTGCCTGAACTGTACGAATATAAGTCAACCACGCTCGGAACTTCCTTTGCGACCAAGGGTGGCTCCATCAACCTAGATGAAGCTCAGGGAATGGTTGAGTGCTTCGTAGCCGGAATAGGCAACAAAGACTCAGTAGGAGACATTGTCACTACTGGTGCGTTCACAAAAAGCCTTCAGCGCCGCAAGCCTCGTGTTGTTTGGGGCCACAACTGGAATGACCCAATCGGTAAAGTTTTAGAGATTTACGAAGTACCAAATACGGACCCAAGATTGCCTTTGAAGATGAAGATGGCAGGAATCGGTGGACTTTTTGCTCGCGTTCAGTTCAACCTTAATTCCGAAAAAGGTAAAGAAGCATTCGCTATGGTTGCCTTCTTTGGTGAAGAACAAGAATGGTCAATCGGCTATAAGACGCTTCGTGCCCAGTTCGACCAGAAGTCGCAAGCAAACGTTATTTACGAACTTGAACTGTACGAAGTATCTCCTGTTCTTCACGGAGCAAACCAGCTCACTGGCACTATTTCCGTAAAGTCAGAAGAAGGTGGATATTCCGGTCCAGTTTCCTATATGGAAGAAGACGAAGAAGAAACCATAAACCGCGCAGAAATTGAAAAGCAATTGGGCTTAATGCTCGGCGCAAAAGTTTCCTTAATGGACGTAAACGGAGAAGAGCTAACCTTTGCTCGTCGTGCAGATAACGGTGAAGTTGGCCGATACAAGTGCCATTTCAGCGGAGGTCGCGGACGATACATGTTTGGAGCACCTGAGCCAATTACGGTTGTTGCACCACGCAGACCATCAGTGCCTATGCCCGGAATGCCAATGATGCCAATTGGGTCTCCAGGAATGGTGATGAATCAGCCTCAACGCCCCACGCGTCCGCCAGCAATGTCTATGCCTGTTGCGATAAGACCAGGACAAAATGGTCCTCAGATTATCGCGCTTCCAGCAGTTGAGTACGAAGATGATGATACTCAAGAATTTGACCCAACAAACTTGGACAAAGAAGAAGCAGACCTAAGAGACGCACTTCTCAAGATAACAAAACGTCACGGCAAGTTTAATCAAGACTCAGAAGGTGTTTGGGCCGGATACACGCCAGCTGCCGAAAACTCAATTGCTGGCATAGGCGTAAAATGTGCTAACTGCGTTTTTTATCAAGGTGGCGATAGCTGCAAGATAATTGACATGGAAGTTGAATCAGAAGGAAAGTGCCGTTTTGCCGTCATTCCTAATGGAGTTGTCAAAGGTGATTCAACAGTCAAAAAGACATACGAAATCGAAGAAGAGTTCACTCAAGAAGACTACGTTTCCGACCTTGAAGTAAAATACCCTGGAGAGTTAGCAATAGCAGCCCTGCGTGGAGCTATCGGAAGACGTAGAAAAAAGCGTCGTAAGTTCAAGTTGCTAAGCGAGTTTGGTTCGCAAAGTGATTGGCCCGAAGAGAAGGCATACCTGTTGCCTGTCGTGCCAAAGTTTGCCTTCATGGTCAAGCAGGCCCTAGACCCAATATTTGACTATCACGGCGTTGAGTCTTTTGTAGACGTGGATGGAATTGTAATGACGTCTGGCATCAGTTATGACTTAATTGATGCGGTAGATACGGCTGTTGATAACCTAAAAAAAAAGTCTATAAATCAAAATGACATCGAATGGAAAGCTGCTAGTTACCGACTTGGTCGTGCTATTGGTGGTCGTTTAACAAATAAACCAAATATTGGTGGAGGCCGTTCGGCCGGTCGATTCTTTACGTCAATTGGAGCAGAAGATTTTGACCCATTTAGTGCGCGTGATGCCAACCTAAACGGAATAGTCGGTGAAGGCTTATTCCTTCGTGGTGTTGCTCTAGCCACTCCAGACCCAACACCGGATGGCCCTGGTTCAATACGCAACCCAAAACCATCCCGCGCTCAAGTACGCAAGCCTGAATCAGAGATTCTTGACCGAGCTGGAGACGGCAAAGTCAAGCCTGTCGGCTCAAAACTAAGTAGCGGAAAACTGTTTGACGTTCCACGCATAGACGACCCTGATGTAGATTCTGCGACAAAATACGGCTCCGCTGAGTCACAAAGAGACGAGCTTCAAGGCGTACTTGATGGTGCTTCAGACAAAGACCAAATAAAGAGACTAAAGCAAGCTATTGCTGAACTCGATAAATACATGAAGAGTGTTGAAAAAACGGTCGAAGGGGACATGGAACGCGAAAAGCGTCCAACAAAACCCAAGGCACCACAGGTTCTCAACAGAGAAAACACTCAGCTTGCCAGAGGAATAAAGCCTCAGCGTATACCAATCGCTAGTCAATCGATGACAAGCGTAGAACGTTTCTCTTCTGGGAAACTTCCCGACAAAGCTCAGCTTCCAGAAGGCTCCTCGCAGCTTAAAGAATTCTACGAAGCGATGGCAGAAGACGTAGTGAAGTTGCTCACGGAGTTAATGAACGACCCAAATAAAGATAAAAACTGGAAACTTCCATGGCGTCGCCCTGAGCTTTATGCAAGAAACCCTACGCGCGGTCGCGTGTATCAAGGCATGAACCAGATGACTCTTGGCTTGGTTGCAAAATCTCGCGGGTACGAACTTCCTCGATGGGCCGGAGAAGGTCAATGGAAAAAGCTTGGTGGAAAACTTAAGCCGGGTGGACGAAAGATGGGCGTTTCTATTCTTGTTCCACGAGAAGGACGCACTTTCACAGACATAAACGGCAAGGAAGTCGTCGAGGGGCGCTACTACGAGGTACAAACTGTTTATAACGTAGCCGAAGTAGCTGGCCTCCCAAAGAAATTTTATGAACCTATCGATGCGGACATAAATCAAGAAACAAGACTTGAAGATTTAGAAAACGTTATTAAGGAAATTGGTCCTGATTTCGTAGAATCATTTGGTGAGGATGCTTTTTATCGCCCATCAACAGACAAGATTCACATGCCTGCTTTTGAACAGTTTGTTGATGCTACGGCTTTTTATGGGACAGCAATGCACGAAACCGTTCATTGGACCTCTCACCCAACACGCCTAAACAGAACTTTAGGTAAAGAATTTGGCGATGAACAATACGCATTTGAAGAACTAATCGCTGAGATAGGTTCAGCGTTCGCGTTGGGCGCAATGGGTATTGAGCCAACAATTAGAGACAATCACCTTGTTTATGTAGCAGGATGGTTGAAGAAACTGACAGCAGACCCACTTGCCTTGCATAGGGCAATACTTTCAGCCCAACAAGCAAACGACTTCTTGCTAGACCGTTCCTCGACAATGCGAAGACTTGCTGGCATCCCGGACGATGAAAGAAAAGGCAAAGACAATGCGTGGCTCGAAGTGCCAATGCTTGCTGGATACGAAGACTCTCCAAGAATCAAGCCGACAACAGGCGTAAGCGGCACAATGGAAGACATGCTGGACGTGGAGTTCCCGCAGGACTTCGCACCAGAGGCTAGAAGAACGTCTACTGCGGAACGAGAGATGAGTTCTCTTTCACGAAACCTACCAACAAAGACCAAAGATGGAATCGTCATTACTCCGTCTGGAAGACTTTCTAGCGGTAGAGGCCCAATCAAGGGCAAAAACCCTAATGCGCCAGAAATAAAGCCCATAGATGAGACAGTAGCGCTCAGGCTTGCATTTGGTTTGTCAAACGAGCCAACCGAAGAGCAGCGAGACATCATGGCGGTTGCCATGAATCTCATTAGAAACAAAGACCCGCGCATATTGTCTATTCTTGCAGGTGCTGGAACTGGTAAAACCACAACGCTAAAGAGCATCGCATGGGGTCTGCAGAGAGAATTCGACCTATGGCCAGAAGGCGACCTTCGGAGACCAGAACAACTCAGATACCTTTCAGATAGGTACGGCGTTGATTTCTCTGGCATGTCCGCGGAACAGGTTAAGGAATCTGTAGAAAAACTAGCTGAAGAAAAATCAATAAACAATCTTTACTATGCGGTATTTAACAAGAAAAATCAATTCGAAGCAGAATTGGAGTTTCCAAGAAATACCGGAGTATCAACAACCGACAAGATTTGGTACTGGTCACTAAAACTAGGACAAGGCGACAAAAAATACGGAACAGGAATGCGCAGAAAAATGCAATTCGCATTGATTTCGCCTACTGACAGAAAAGTAAATAATCCCGGAGCCAAGAATCCTAAATTCATCAGCGAAGCTCTAACTCCTGACGAACCAGAAAGACTATTGCCACAGCAGGTACGGGAGCTCTTTGATGGAACAACCGAGTCTTTTGATGGAATTGAACCAGGATACAGAAGTCTTGGTTGGACAAGATTAGATACTGGAAGTGATTGGAAAGAATTTTTAGATTTTGCAGACGAGAAGCGCTGGAAGGGTCAAGAAACTAGACCAACTTCTGTTCCCATCTTGGACGATAAGGGAAAACCAGTAAGAGACGCTAAGGGAAAAATTCAAACAACAATGGAAGATTCGTCTGGATTTATTCTTCCAGATGCGGGCTCAACATTTGTCAGTCGAGACCAATTCGGTGACCTTTTTAAAAATGCCCTTACTAGATGGAGTCTTTCAAAAGAAGAAAAAGCGTCAGCATGGATGTTTACGCAGCCCGCAATACTAACGCAAGAGCTAGATACGCCGCGCGGTTCTGGTAAGGACATCAGCCCTGTTGACACCATTTTAGATGAAAAAGATATTCCGGCTCAATGGGTAGAAGCTTTGCAGGAAGCAATAGACAAATTTTCCGATGGGGATAGCAGTATGCTTCCACCAAGAGATTCTGTCGCAAAACTGTGGATGCTTACGGAGCCAGACCTTCGCTCAGACCCGGGCTTGATAACGCATACCGAGTCTCAAGAGCGCAAAAAAACTATTCCAGATAGCTACGCGGTTGGAGACACGTATGAGCTTGAAGGCGAAACATGGATAGTCAAAACAAGAAAAAAGAGTAAAGGCAAAAACGTTCAAGTTACTCTAACCAAGAGAATGGCGACAGAAGAAAAACCACTCAGTGCATTTTTTGTTGACGAGGCGCAAGACTCAAATGAAATTCTTGAAACAGTGCTCGACAACAATAGAGCCAATCTTCCGATAGTTGTTGTTGGAGATGATAGACAAGCCGTTTATGCGTTTCGTAACGCGAAAAACATCCTTGAATCCCTAAACGCTGACTATGAATTAACAATTACCGAATCTTTTAGATACGGAGAAGTAATTGGGCATTTAACGAACCTTGCCTTGGGTATGCAAAACCTTTACCTTGACAAACAGGGCGTCCCTCAGTTGCCATGGAAACACGTTAAAGGCAAAGCTCAGGTTGTAGTAAACAGACTGTTCGACCCATTGCTTCCTAAAAAAGATAGAAAAGGTCTGGAGCCGGTTGACGAAATCGACGATATGACTCGTGAGTTCCTTCTTAAGGACTTGGAAGAAAAGTTTTCAACTCCAGAAAAGCGTTTGAATTTCTCTGTACATACGGTTGGAAAGAAAGCTGGAGAAAAATTAACACGCAAAGAGCAAGATGATAAATTAAGAGAACTAAGAGACTCCATTCTTGAGCCAAAAGCGGGGAAGATAGTCGACAGGGTTGAGGAAGCAAATAAAGAAGTTCCAAATCTCCCAACCATGATTCTCTGCAGAACCAACGCAGAAATCATTAACGAAACTCTCAAGTTCATTAAACTTGTCGTCGATAGTCCAAATGCGAAAAAAGATGATAACGGGTTGCCAATTCTGCCAGAAGTAGTCATTCCTTTAAGCAAGCACGAAGAACTTCTAAAGTTTACGAGACATCTTGAGTACATCTTTATGCCTCAAGCAGAAAAAAGCAAGCGCGGTCTCCCCGAAGTATCGGGATGGATTGGACCCATCTTCGACCAGGGAGGACTGAAGAGAGTAATAAATCAGGCTTCAGGACAGCAGGCCAGAAGTGCATACAAACTAATAATGCAGGCCCCTCCTGGCGGCGGCGTGCCTCTTGGGATATCAGGAATGTTAACCCTTCTTCAGGGCAGACAGAAAATAGAAATAGATGCGAAAACCGGTAAAGAAAAAATTACTGTTATTCCTGCGTCAATTCTTCCAGAAAGAAAAAGCGTAACGCTTGAGAATTTCAGAATAGAACCAGAAGAAATTGACTCAATATCTAAATTTTCTAAAGCCGCATCCGCCCCTCAAGCTAAAGAATCTCAACTACAAAGAATTGTAATAATTCCTCCACCCAGCACCTCAACCGATGGTCGAGGTGCTGTATATGCTCAACTTGAAATTATAGGCGGAGACGAAAAGAAACCCGGAAAACCATCCGGACGCATTATCGTTACCGGTGACGGTGTGGATACCGGTAGACCACAAACACTCCCCGACGGCTCCGAAGCAAGAAACATACCTCCCAACCAAAGAGTAGGTAACGGTCGCTATAGAAGAGACCTCGAAAAGGTCATCTTGAATCTTGGTTTATCCGACAAGGTAAAGATAATGCAAGACGCAGAGAGGGGCGGCCCGCGAGCCGGAGGAAAGCGCAGAGCGTTTGACGGATTTGTAATTGAGGGCGAAAACCTTGAAGAATCAACCAAAATATTAAACGACATTGGCCAAGCAATGAGAGATTCGGCTCAAGGCCCTGGTGGAGACGTTGAGATTACGACCATTCAGCTTTCAAAAGGCCGAGAGTCAGATTTTGTTGCAGTAGCAGAAGACTTGGGAGACCCTAGCGATTCATTGGCTGCAAATATTCCACAAGGACAAGCAGGACTTGCCTTCATGGAGGAAACAAACCTCATCCATGTGGCGTTTTCTCGTGCGAAAAAAATGATTGACCCAGGTTGGAAGGGGTTCAAGTATTATCTCCACGACGAATCTACAAAAGACGTCAGGGCAGCAATCAAGAAAGCAGTACAGGACGGCCATATACCGCCAGAACTAGACAAGGGGGCCTTTGGAGACGAAGGCGGTATTCCTCTTCCTAAGTTCTATGCAGCATTAAACAAGATGAGTCCTGACGATATAGATGAAAATAATCTTCCAGACCGAGCAGCGCTTGATGAAAAAGAAATCGAAATTGACCCCGACCTCGTCTTTGACGTGGATAAGGATATTAACGATGTCGTTCGTGACCCAAGTGATTACGAATCAGAAGTAGACATAGATGACTTGATTGATGCGGACGAAATGGGAGACGATTCTGATGGTCAGATGCGCCTCTCTAGCGGAACCTCAAACTTCCCTGGTCCTGGCCGCCGTCTGTCTAGAAGAATGGGCGTAAGAAGCAGTAGTCGCGTCACCCCTGGTGCCATAAGTGCTCAAGACCTTGCTGGAATAAGACTCTTTGGAGACCCCAATTCACCCAACAACCGCCGCAAGACGGATTATGCAATGCAGACGTGGGCTGGATTCAGGGAAAGAGGTATCGAAATAAATGCCGAAGGAAGAGAACAAACAAAAAACGCCATGAAAAAAGTCGGCGAAGCCATGAAGGCTCGTCAGAACAGGGTTCGGGTTGGGCGAGTTGGAGACAACTTGCGCAATGATAATCCTTCGGCGGAAACATGGATGCTCTCAGTAGACGCTCTCGCAGAGCAACTTCGCATTCCAGAAGATTTTAATGGCCAGGGCGAATCCCTTCGTTCTCGTTCTGCGACACGACAAGAGATAGCAAGTCTTTTGGGTTTGAGCGAAATGGACAAGCAGAAGATTCAAAATTCCGATGCTGGAGTAAACCACGACGCAGTTCGTCTTTTGGTTGCTGAACTTGGAAATCAACCAGAGCTGGCAGGCTGGCGCTATTTTGCTCCGGTTTCAAGAGACGAAATCAGAAAGATAATTCCATCCCCAACAGGAGACACGGAAAGTATCACCCCCCAAGTGGACATGGCAATGGAGAATGCCGGTAGGGCAAACATGCGTGACCGTTTCATTATCGAAACGTTCGGCAAAGACGCCTTCCCTCATTGGTTCGACCAAGATGAAGAAGAAGCCATTAGTCCAGCCGAGTACTCTCAATTGGGTGAGGTCGACGAGAGGGCGAAGTTCCGTGCAACAGGACGATTTGCCCCCGATGACCCATTTGAGGGCGACTCTGAAGCCGAAATTGACCTTTATGGACAAAGCTTTGACGAACTTGAGAATCCTCCATCCTTGTCTGCCGATGATGAAATAATCAAACTTGATAAAACAGATAAAAAAGACTTTGAGATTGAGCCTTTGCTTAAATATCTAGGAATAGATAAGAAAGAGTGGAGAACCAGACTTAGTGAAATTCTTTCTGAAAAGTTTGGAACCGATAGCACTGGAGTCAATCCGGAGTGGGAAAAGCAGGGAATCCCAACCGCAACTGTTGCTCACATGATTCGTAAAGGAGTCCTGCCGAATGCGTCAGACGTCTGGAAGGAAGGCGGAACAGGGAAGCTATTCGACGAAGAAATGGAAAGACCTAAGTATGCGGTCTACGAAGCGCTTAATGAATTCATTGATAGAAGCTTCCCGAACAGCAGACTCAATAGCAAGGAAAACCGTACCAAGATAGTTGGAGCAACAGACATGGGCACCGCTCTTCGTGATGCTGCTGCTGCAAAAGGTTCAGCATGGAGTGCAAAGAAGGGCAACGAGCC